CATTGAAACCCGTCACCCCCGCCTCGCTCAACACGCTGGCGATCAGGTCCTTTAGCGCCACTGTGCCCAAGCGCCCGTTGAGCCAATGGCCGGTGCGCCAGTTGGCTCCGTCAGACCACACCGATGACGACAGCGGAAAGGCCGGAAACGGCCGCGCGTCCCAGGTCCACAATTGGATGTGATCGGTCGCAACCATGCCGTCGGCATTGGCGGCGCCGGTCCAGTGGGCGAGATGGGCCTGCAGAAACGCCCGCTGCGCGAGATCATCGCGGCCGCCGTTTGAGAACCAGGGAACCGCACCTTCCGACGACTTCGGATCGGGAAACAGGTTTGGCTGGTTGGCGCCCTTGTCGACGGCCGGGCAGCCAAGCTCAGTGAACCAGAACGGCTTGGAGCCGGGAACCCAGGCACTCGGGCTCGCCGCTTCTGCTCCCCCGACCCGGTCGAAATGCAGGTTCTGCCACCAGCCGCGCAGATCCTTGATCCGGTAGACCCAGTCCTTGCCGGCAAGTCCGTCAGAAATCGGAAGCCGCTCGCGGGTGTTGCGCCCTGCCTCGTCCGCATAGTACCAGTCAAAGCCTTCACCGCCTGCAACTGCCGCCCGCATAGCGGCCTCGTCATTGGCAAATCCCGCCCCGTCGGGATTGCCTGCGGAGACATCTTTGTCGCGCCAGTCGCTCAGCGGCATGTAATTGTCGATGCCGATGGCGCCGATCGCCGGATGCGCCCAGAGCGGATCGAGATTGAAATAAACGTCACCCGACCCATCCTCTGGACGGTAGCCGGCATACTCCGTCCAGTCGGCGGCATAGGTCACTGTTGTCGAGCCGCCCAGCATCGCCTTGCTATCGGCCGCCAGTTCGATTAGCTCTTCGACAAAGGGGAACGCGCCGGTTTCGTCGCGCAGGCGGGTCAGTCCGATCATTTCCGAGCCGATGACAAAGCCGTCGACACCTCCCGCAGCAATTGCCAGAGCTGCATGATGCAGAACGAAGCGGCGGTAGCCTTCATCGCCGCCGGTCCAGCTGACGCTGTCGCCCGAAACCGCCATATCCGATACTTGCGTGTCTCCGCACAAAGCATCGATCTCGCTGCGCATCGCCGCCGTGCCATCGGGGGTTCCGGGCAATCCGGGCGCAATGCTTGCCGTCATCCGCCCGCGCCAGGGATAGACCGGCTGGCCAGCGCCGCCAGCGGGGTTGGGCAGCGCATTGGCTTCGGGCACATCCATCAGCACGAAGGGATAGAGCACCACCTTGAGGCCGCGTGCCTTGAGATCGCGGATCGCCTCGATGATCGAGCTGTCGTCCGGTGTGCCGCCATAGGCCGGGCCGCCATTGCTGGTGGAGACCAGATGCGCGGTGGCGCGGGTCAGCCCGCCCACCTTCCAGGGCCTGGTTTCAGCATTTCTGGAGACCACTTCGACACCGGGGCGGAAGCGGCAATGGCTGGCGCGCAGGTCATCGCCAAACCAGGCCGAGACCAGCGCAACCGATTTCAGATTCGGGCACAGCGCCTGCAGCTCGTCGATGGATTGCGACCAGTCGGTCGATGACAGGCGCATGTTGCGGTTGAGCGTTCGCACCGCGCCCACGCCCAGGCTTTCGCGCACCGGCGTGGTGGCATAGCCGTGCTCGGTCGACCCCGGTATCAGCGCCACCGCCCTGATCGCCGGCTCCAGCCCGCCCACCGGGCGCACCACCTCAAACTGCAACGCCGGAATACGGTTGCCGAAATCATCGAGCGGCAACCGCTCGAACACCACATAGGCAAGCCCGCGCCAGGCCGGTGCGCGGCCTGCGCCCTGCTTGGCTTCGATCAACGGATCGGGCAATTGCGTGGCCGTGCCCCGGTAGATCCGCATATCCAGCGTTTCGAGATCGAGTTCGCGCCCGTCGGCCCAGACCCGGCGAATGAAGGCGATGGGACCTTCGCACAGACCGAGCGCAAAATTGGCGTGATAGTGGTAGCTCTCCACCTTCGGCCCGCCGCCCTTGCCGCCCTGACGTTCCTGCGTCACCGTTTCCTCAAACCGCGTCGCCCAGATCAGCGCGCCGGCAATCCGCATCGAGCCGTGCACCCTGAGAATCGGTGATCCTTCATCGGCCGAGGGAATCCGGGCCCCGCTGAGCCCCCGCCCGGCAATGGTGCGGGTCGAGTTGATCAGGCTGGTATCGAGCATGCCGCCGACGGTGGCGCCGATGGCCGAGCCGATTGCGGTGCCGACCGGGCCGAACACACCACCCAGTGACGCGCCGGCCACCTGCAGCAGGATAGTCGCCATCTCTCGCCTCGCTTTTCAGTTTGTCGGTTTCAGGTTGTCGTCTTCAGTTCTGCGGGGGAATCCGGTGCACAGCGGCAATCCGCCGTCGCCAGGACGGAACCAGCACGCTTTCGATCACGCCGGCGGGTTCGTAGGCATGGATGAAATGATCGGGACCCGAGAGAATGCCGGCATGTTTCGCCGAAACGCCTGCGCGCCAGCGAAACAGCACAATGTCGCCGGGCATCGCATCAGTCAGCGGAATGGCGTCACCGCAATGATTGCGCGCCGCGATGAGCAGCCGGTCGCGGCCTGACCGCTCGGCCCAGTCGGGCGCATAGGCTCCGGGGTCCTGGGCTTGCTCGCCCGTCACCTCGGCCCAGACGCCGCGCACGAGGCCAAGGCAGTCGCAGCCCACGCCCTTGCGCGCGCCCTGATGCCGGTAGGGCGTGCCGAGCCAGCCTCTCGCCGCGGCAACGATGCGCCGGCCCTGATCATTGCTGCTGACGGGGCCGCTCATGGCCCCGCTCACGGCACAATCGGACGGCCGTCATGGACCGTGTCGGCATCGGCATAGCCATAGGCAAAGTCGCTGCCCGGCAGATAGGGAAAGCCCTGAAAATTGAGTCCGTTGGCGAATTTGGCTGAACAGGTTTCAAAGGCCTTGTCACAGCCCGCGGACACTTCAAGCTGGTCTCCGGGCTGGGGCAGCCGGGCCAACGGCGCCCAGAGCGCCAGCCGCGCCCCGCCCGACTCGACCGTGTGGCTGGATATGTCGGCCGACAGACCGGCAAGCAGCCCGGTGGTGAAGCGGATACGGCCATGGCTGAACCAGCCGGCGGGCCGGCCTGTAAGACCGTTGACGATCAATGTCATCTCGTCGACCACCTCAACAAGATTTCCGGCCAACGTAAACGGAGCCGCCGAGATGTCCCTGGTGCAGCGCGCGTCGCCGAGATCGGCATCGCAGCGGCGGCCATACAGCCGTCCCTGCGGCTGGTCCAACTGCGCTGCCAGGCTGCGTAATTCGACGGTGAAGGCCTGCCCCGCGGTCCGGACCTCGCCCAGTTGCCGTGTCGACAGCAGAACATGGTCGCCGGGATTTTGCCAGTTGACCAGAAAAGTCTCGACCCGTGCCCCGTCATAGCGTCCCAGCGCCAGATCGTCGGCACTGATCGCGGCATCGGAAAACGCGCCCGCCACATTGGCGGCATCAGCTTCCAGCCCGAGCCCCGATTCCACCTCGCTTGCACGAAACCCGGTGGCAGCCGAAAACACCGTGCCATCGAATTCGAGGTCATGATCGTGCTCGGTGAAACCCAGCACCTGGCCGTCGGTCCGTGTCAGCCGCCAGGCATGGCAGGTGGTGGTCGATGTCTGCGCCAGATGTGCGGCAAGTCCGTTGGGCAAGTCCCTCATGGCCTGATCTCCACTAATGGAACAGTTGGCACCGACCCGGCCTTGAACGCCGCAAGGCTGATCTCGATGCGGTCGGTGTCAAAGCGCACCGGAATGTCGAACTCATAGCCCGTGGTCACAATCGCGCCGGGTGCCGGCACAGATCCGGGCACGATCGTCACCAGGCCCGTCGTGTGGTCGACGGCGTAATCGTTCTGGCCCAGCGCCAGCCCATCAACGGCCAGCACCACGCTGCCCTCAACCGGTTTTTCGATCCGGCGTGTGGTTGCGCCACCCGCATCCGCGTAGGTCTTGGTGAGTTCAAACAGGGTTTGCGCCCCATCACCGGTGCCGATCTGCTGATCAATCACGGAGACCGCCTGCCCCGGCGGGGCGGAGGCATGATCCACCGGATCGCGGAAGCGGAAGCCATAGAGCTGGCCGCGCCGCGCTTCGAAGAACGCCGTGAGCTGATAGAGATCCTCGAGACTGCGCAGGCCGGTTCCGGCATCGTAGCGCCGCCGCGCATCGGCCCAGCGCGCATTGCGGGTTTCGCCGCCATTCGACAACGCCACGATGTCGGTGCGCCGCCCCGGCCCGCCGCTGGCGCCAAGTGACAGCCTGAGCGGAAACTGTACTTCGTGAAAACCATTGCTCATCTCGTTTCCCCTCTCCTAAAGGCCGCGCCGGCCACGGGCGACCGCACGGGCCAGCATGGCGGTCACCTGGGCCTCGGATTTTGAAAAACTCGTCGCATCAGGTGTTGTCACATTGAAGGTCACCTGCACCGGCTGGGCGCCACCGCCCGAGGCAACGCCAAGCCTGCCATCCGGGCCACGGCTCAGCGGCAGGATCGCTTCGGCCCCGGCCTCGCCCATCAGCCCGACATCGCCACCCGGCATCGGAAACAGCGATGGACCGCCGACCACACCGCCATCGGCAAAGGTGTTGAGCCGTCCCGGCACGCCCCCCTTGGCGAAGGGCAGCAATCGCCCGAGACTGCCTGACAGTCCGGCGATCGAATTGCTCACCAGCTGGTTGAGCGGCCGCGTGCCGGCATCAACGGCAATGCCCACCATGCGGTTGCCCAGCGTGCGCAACACATCATCGAGACCACGCCCGTCGACAGTTGCGGATTTCAACGCGCCCGACAGCGCCCCACCAAAGGCATCGGCCTTCTGCGTGAGTTCGTCGAGCGCCCGGTCGGCCCCGTTGAGGTCCAGCTCCACATTGACGTTCAGGTTCGGCTCATCGGTCATTGTCGGGATCCTTCGCAATCGTGTCGGGCCTGCCGGGGGTATCCGGAAACAGCGCCATCAGCTCTTCAAGCCCTTGCCGAGTGGATGTCGCGGGCATCTCGCTTGTGCCGATCAACGCGCGGAGTTCAGGCAGGCTGAGCCGCCAGAACGCATCGGGCGTTAGCCGCAGGTGACCAAGGCCGAAGCGGAGCACGGACGCCCAGGGGAAAAACGTCCGCTCCGGCATCGTCACCTCCCTGCCACCTGCGGCCCGGGAGGGTTTTCAGGGCTGTCCGGAGCCCGGCCCTCCCGATCTGAAATCTGTGGTACGTGTCCGGCTGCGTCCGCGCCGCCAAAACTGACCCAGAGCAGTTCCGTGGCGATGCGGGCAAATCCCGCCGCCCCACCCTCGGTCGACATCTCCGCCACATCCTCATCGCTCAGCCGGTTGCCGGCGCCGCGCAGGCCCGCGCCGACGATGCGAATAATGTCGCCAGCTGAAAGCTGACCGGCCTCGAACCGGCCTGCGAGCTCGGCTAGGTTGGCCACGCCAAATGCGCTTTCGAGCTCCGCCAACGCGCCGAGTGTGAGGCACAACAGCCGGGTCTCGCCACAGAATGTCGCGGCGATCTCGCCGCGGCGGCGGTTCGGATGAACCTTCATCGCCGCCTCACACCGCCGCAAAGGCAAGCGCACCGGCGGATTCCAGTGCGATTTCGAAGGTCATCTCGCCGTCATGGCGGCCGGCATATTCGAGCGCGATGATCTGGAACGGCCCGGTCACGGTGCCGAAATCCGGGATCGCCACCTGCCAGTCGCGGATTTCGCTGGCGAAGAACACGCTTCGCGTCAGCGCATCGCTGGCCTGGTCCTTGAACAAGCCGCCGCCCGACAGCGAAGCCCGCTGCACGCCGGCGCCGCCCAGAAGCTCGCGCCAGCGTCCCGCGGATTCGGCGTCGGTGATGTCGACAGCCTCGGCGTTGAACGCCAGCCGCCGCGCCCGAAGGCCTGCAATGGTCACGAAATTCCCGCCATCATCGATCTTGATGAGCAGGTCCTTGCCTTTCTGCGCCGTCATGGAATTCTCCCTTCAAATTCTGGATTTTGCCTCGTCGCTGCAAACGGCGATCACGGTTCGGTCACCGCGCGAAACCTCAGCCGCGCGACATGCAGCGCGGTTTTCGGCGCGCGGCGGCTGACCGTGCGTTCGTGGCGGAGGTTGACCAGCACCGCGCCGTCGAGCGTCAGACCGACATCGTGGAGTGCGGCGCGGACCGCATCCGCCAGCTCCACGGCCTGCCTGCGGCCGTTCTGCCTGGTCCAGGCCTCGATCTCGAAACGATGCTCGCTGCCATCGCCATCGCCGGTCGAATAGTCGGCCGTGGTGATCGCGCCGATCACCAGGTATGGCGGGTCGGCGCGGGTGATCTGGCGGTCGAAGATCCGGCTTGGCCCGGTGATGGCCAGCACGTCCGGGCTGCTGGCCAGGCGCTCGACTACAGCGGTTTGCAATGCGTTGGTGCTCATGGCTGGCTCTCCTCGCAGTCGCACACCAGGTAGCGGCGGGTCTCGTCCGGATCGCGCAGCGTGCGGATATCGAGAACGCGGTTGCGGTAGACAAAGCGCATGGCATGGCGGACATCGTCGCGGTAGCGGATGGTTACCCGGTGGGAAATCGGCGCCAACGCGGCGCCCGCCTGTTCCCGCGCAGCCGCCCGCAACGGCTCGATCCGCCCCCAGAGCGTGGCGACCGGAGTCCAGCTTTCGCTCACCCCGCCCTGCCCGTCGGACAGGTCCGCCGATGTTTCAAGCACCAGCCGCGCGCTCAACCGGCCGGGATCGACAACCATCGCGCCCATCACAGAGCCCGCCTTTGCCACGGCGCGATCAGCCGCTCATAGCCCGGCGGAATGGACGCCGGCTGCATCTCGGCCGTCACCGCGGCGCGGAATTCATAAAGGTGGGCGGCGTGAACCAGGATCGCCCGCTTGAGTTCAGGCGGCACGTCGGTGCCCGCGCCAAAGCCGGCCGTGAACTCGATCTCGATGCCGTTGATCGGCTGGCTCGGCCTTGGCTGTTCGCGCACCAAAAGCCGTGCCGGCTTCGCC